AGAACGTGGTGATGATACAAATAAAACATTATTATGGAACGAAACATCAGATAAATGGACTGTTGGTTCTGAAACATTTGTTGCTGGAACATTTGAAGGTGCTTTAACTGGTAACGTAACTGGTAATGTAACTGGAGATGTAACTGGAGATGTAACAGGAAATTTAACTGGTGATGTAACTGGTGATGTAACAGGAAATTTAACTGGTAATGTAACTGGTGATGTAACAGGTAATGCTGACACAGCTACTGCATTAGCGACTGCTAGAACAATTGGTGGCGTATCATTTGATGGCACAGCAAATATTAATTTACCAGGTGTTAATACAACAGGTAACCAAGATACTTCAGGTAACGCTGCAACGGCTACTGCGTTAGAAACTGCTAGAACAATTGCTGGTCAATCATTTGACGGTACTGCTAATATCACAATTGCTTCAACAGATTTATCTAACACGTCAAATATTACTTTAAATGACGCAACACAAACTTTAACTAATAAAACTTTAACTAGTCCAGTAATTGCTACAATTTCAAATACAGGTACTTTGACATTACCAACAAGTACAGGTACAGTAGCACTTACAAGTGATATTCCTACAAATAATAATCAGTTAACAAATGGTGCAAGTTATATAACTGCTTCTAGTACAGACACATTAACTAATAAATCTGGTAACATATCACAATGGACAAATGATGCTGGTTACTTAACTTCGTTTACAGAAACAAACGACTTAACAGCTTCAGTAACTTGGGCAAATGTACCTGACGCAAATATAACTGAAAGTTCAGTAACGCAACACCAGGCAGCATTAAGTGTTACAGAATCACAAATTAGTGATTTACAGTCTTACATTACGGCTACAAGTACAGATACATTAACAAATAAAACAATTGACGCTTCTAGTAATACAATATCAAATATTGGAGACAGTCAATTAACAACAGGTATTGACGCTGCTAAGATTTCATCTGGATCAGTAAGTAATACTGAATTTGATTATTTAGATGGTGTTACATCAAGTATTCAAACACAAATAGACAACAGAGCAACAAAAGGTTTTGCTATTGCTATGGCAATTGCATTATAAATATATAAATAAGAGAGAGAAAACATGGCACAAAATTTTAGAAGATACACAGCAAGAAACGTTGGAACTTCAGCTACAACAGTATTTACAGCTGACAGTTATGACACAATAATCGGTATAGGATGCGCTAATATTACAACGGCTGAAATAAAAGTTGACGTTATATTAAATGACGCTGATTCTTCAAATGACGTGTACCTTGTTAAAGGTGCACCAATTCAAAGTGGTGGTGCTTTACAAGTAATAGATGGTGGGGCTAAATACGTAGTAAAAAGTGGAGACGTTTTAAAAGTCGTTTCTAATACTGCTAGTTCACTTGATGTTATTGTAAGTACAGTAGATGATATTTCAACATAAGGAAATTAAATGGCTTATATAGGAAACAACATAGATAGTAGTAAAGTCAGATTTGCTGAAATGAAGGCTACTTCTTTAGACAAATCAGCAGTACAAACAATTTATTTGAGTGGTGGTGAAGCTGGGGTTAATAATTCACCAGTAGATGCTTTTGGGATTTCTTTAGAACAAGTAATAACGGATTGTGAAAATCCAGGTTTCGATATTATTGATATGGGAACAATTGTTGCGGCAGTTGGAATAGTTGATTTTGGTTATATTTAAAAATTAAAAACAAAGGTAGTTAAACAACTTATTATTATAAATAATACAAGTTAGTTTGTTAAAAAAGGGAGAGAGCAACAATGCCAACAATTTTACAATTAAGAAGAGGTACTACTGCTGAAAACGATGCCTATACAGGTTCAGTCGGTGAATTAACAGTAGATACTACATTAAATAAACTTCGTTTACACGATGGATCTACTGCAGGTGGTGACACTATTGGAGATGGATCAGGAAATATTCAAATCGGTGTAACAGGAAATAACGAAATAGATACATCATCAGGAAATCTTACTATAGATTCAGCTGGTGGTACAGTTACAGTTGATGATAACTTAACAGTATCAGGTAACTTAACAGTATCAGGAACAACTACTACTGTAAACTCAACTACTATTGATGTACAAAATGCTTTAGTATTTGAAGGTAGTACAAGTGACGATAACGAATTAACTTTAACAGCAGGTGACCCTACTGCTGATAGAACAATTACTCTTCCAGACGCTACTGACACATTAGTTGGTAAAGCAACAACAGATACTTTAACAAACAAAACTTTAACAAGTGCTGTATTAAATACAAGTGTTTCAGGTACTGCTATATTAGATGAAGACAATATGGCATCTGACTCTGCTACACAACTTGCAACTCAACAATCTATTAAGGCATATGTTGACTCACAAGTTACAGCTCAAGATTTAGATGTTGCTGGTGATACTGGTACAGCTGCTATTGATTTAGATAGTGAAACATTTACAGTTGCTGGTGGAACTGGTATTAGTACTTCAGGTGCTACAAACACATTAACAATAAATTTAGATGACACAGCTGTTTCTGCTGGTGCTTATGGTTCTTCAACTGCAATTCCAACATTTACAGTTGACGCTCAAGGACGATTAACTGCTGCTGGTACAGCTGCCATATCTTCAAATATGTCAATTGCTGGTGATAGTGGTACAGACACAATCACAGTTGGTACAGATACTTTCACAATTGCTGGTGGTGCTGGATTAACATCAACTGCTACAACAGATACAATTACTTTAAACATTGATAGTACTGTTGCAACATTAACTGGTTCTCAAACACTTACAAACAAAACAATCAATAGTGCTTCAAACACAATTACAATTACTGAATCTAATATATCAGATTTAGGTTCTTATATTACAGCTAGTTCTACTGAAACATTAACTAATAAAACTATTGATAGTGCTTCAAACACTTTAACATTAGATTTATCTGAAGGTACTTTAACTGGTACAACAGCACAATTTAATAGTGCATTAAGTGATGGTTCATTTGCTACATTGGCTGGTACTGAAACATTAACTAATAAAACTTTAACTAGTCCAACAATCACAGGTACAGGTGCTATCGCTGGTACATTTACTGGTGATGTTACAGGTAATGCCGATACGGCAACTGCATTAGAAACTGCTAGAACAATTGCTGGTCAATCGTTTGATGGTAGCGCTAATATAACAATTGCTTCAACAGATTTATCAAACACAAGTGATGTTGTATTATTAACATCAACTCAAACGTTAACAAACAAAACTTTAACCAGTCCTACAATCACAGGTACAGGTGCAATCGCAGGAACATTTACTGGTAATATTACTGGTGACGTTACAGGTAATGCTGACACAGCAACTACACTTGCAACTGCTAGATCAATTGCTGGTCAATCATTTGATGGTAGTGCTAATATTACAATTGCTGCTACAGATTTATCCGACACAGATCAAAGTTTATCTACTACAGATAATGTAACGTTTAATGATTTAACCGTTTCTGGTAATTTAACAGTAAGTGGTACTACAACATCAGTAAATACAGAAACTATAAATCTTGCTGATAACACTATTACTTTAAATAGTAATGAAGCAGGCACACCATCACAAGACGGTGGTATAGAGATTGAACGAGGAACATCTACAAATAAAACTTTAGTTTGGAACGAAACAGATGATAAATGGACTGTTGGTTCAGAAACATTTGTAGCAGGAACATTTGAAGGTGCCTTAACAGGTAATGTTACAGGTAACGTAACAGGTGATGTTACAGGTAATGCCGATACGGCAACTGCATTAGAAACTGCTAGAACAATTGCTGGTCAATCGTTTGATGGTTCAGCAAATATAACTATCGCTTCAACAGATTTATCTAATACGTCAAATATAACTTTAAATGACGCAACACAAACCTTAACTAATAAAACATTAACGTCACCTACAATTACAGGTACGGGTACGATTGCTGGTACATTCACAGGTAATATTACTGGAGATGTAACAGGTAACGCTGACACAGCAACAACATTAGCAACGGCTAGAACAATCGCTGGTCAGTCATTTGATGGTAGTGCAGACATAACTATTGCTTCAACTGATTTATCAGATACAGCTGATATTGCGTTACTGACTGCTACACAGACTTTGACAAACAAAACAATTGCTGCTGGATCAAACACGATTTCAGGCCTTACATCTTCACACTTTGCTAGTGCTGTTACATTAGTAATTAATGATTCAACTGGATCTGCTGTTAAGACAATTGTTGGTTCTGCAAGTTAATAATCAATTAATCTAAACCGATTTTTAGACACACCATAATTGCGTCTTTGCAACGCCTAATAATCGTATAAATAGTATAAAAGGATTAGTATGGCCAACCCAGCAACAAGAGAAGAATTAAAACAGTACGCTTTAAGAACATTAGGCAAGCCTGTCATTGAGATAAATGTAGATGACGATCAGGCTGAAGATAGAATAGATGAAGCGTTACAATATTTTGCTCAATATCATTATGATGGCGTTGAAAGAACATACCTTAAATATCAAGTAACTCAAGCAGACGTAGATAGAATTAAATCACCTACAGGTGATACTGCGTCAAGTGTTACTAAAAATTCAGTTACTACTGCATGGACTGAACAAAATAATTTCATAGTAGTACCAGAAGCTGTATTAGCAGTTACAAGAATATTCCCTCTATCAAATAGAGGTAATCAAAATATGTTTGATGTACGATATCAAATGAGATTAAATGATCTATATGATTTTTCATCTACTTCAATTATTCATTATGAAATGGTAATGAAACATTTAGATTTTTTAGACCACATATTAGTAGGTGAAAAACCTATTAGATTTAATCAATACAATAACAAATTATTTGTAGATATGGATTGGAAAACAGATATATCAGTAGGTGAGTATCTTGTTATTGAATGTTTTAGAAAATTAGACCCTACGGTTATGACAGACGTTTATAACGACATATACTTAAAAAGATATGTTACTGCATTACTTAAAAGACAATGGGGTGCGAATCTATCAAAATTTAATGGTGTTACTATGATTGGTGGTGTAACACTAAATGGTCAACAAATATTTTCAGAAGCTTTAGAAGATATAAGAAAATTAGAAGAAGAAATAAGAGGCACATACGAAACGCCTGTAACGTATATGATAGGATAAAACCATGCCAGTTAATCATTATTTTCAAGGTGGCAATGGTATAGGAAATGACTCTGAAAAAAGATTACACGAAGATTTAATCATAGAAGGTCTAAAAATTTACGGCCACGATTGTTACTATTTACCAAGAACACTTGTTAACCACGATTTAGTTTTAGGAGAAGATGTCCTATCTAAATTTGATCAATCATATATGTTAGAAATGTATATTGAAACAACTGAAGGATTTGCAGGTGAACAAGAATTAGTATCTAAATTTGGTTTAGAAATTAGAGAAGATACAACATTTATGATTTCTAAACGTAGATGGCAAAATCAAGTTGATAGTACAGCTACATTAATCAAAACAGGAAGACCAAACGAAGGTGATTTAGTTTATGTACCTTTAATGAACAGTTTTTTTGAAATACAGTTTGTTGAAGACCAAGAGCCATTTTTTCAATTAGGCAATTTGCCAGTTTATAAATTAAAAACAACTAGATTTGAATATAGTTCAGAAAAATTAAACACTGGTGTGCCAGAAATTGACGTTGCTGAAGATAGATTATCTATAGACCAATTACAACATCAATTAACATTAGAAGATGGTGGTGGTATCATGTTAGAGGATTCTGATACTACATTAAACACTATAAACTTCTTATTGACAGAAACACACGAAGATAAAAATCTTGCAACACAAACTAGAGATTATGCTGATAACGCCACGTACAATGCTGACGCTGGGTTTGATACTGCTAGTACAGGTGATGACATATTAGACTTTACAGAAAGAAACCCTTTCGGAGAGGTTGATGAAACATAATGTTTGGAAAACAATTTTACCACGAATCATTAAGAAAAATTGTTGTATCATTTGGTACAATATTCAATAACATTATCATTGTAAGAAAAGATGGTGATGGTGGTACAATACAAAGATTAAAAGTACCTCTTGCATATTCGCCTAAAGAAAAGTTTTTAACAAGATTAGAACAACAACCTAATTTAGATCAAAGAGAAATGGCAATGTCATTACCTCGTATGGGTTTTGAAATTGCTGGTTTGTCTTATGACTCATCTCGTAAGTTACAAAGAGTTGGTAAGTTTAAAAATGTAAATACTTCAGACGCAACTAAACAATATTATCAATACAATCCTGTACCTTACAATTTGTCATTTAACTTATATTCATTTACAGCAACTGCTGAAGATGGTCTATGTATTATAGAACAAATACTACCATACTTTCAACCAGACTATACAGTTACAGTAAATGCAATACCAAGTATGGGTATAAAAAGAGATGTACCGATAACACTAAATAGTGTTGATTATCAGGATACATATGATGGTTCATTTACACAAAGAAGAGCTGTAAACTATACATTAAACTTTACAGCAAAAACTTATCTATATGGCCCTATATATTCTAGTAAAGTTATTAAAACTGCTCAAACAGATTTATATAACGACACAGGCACTAGTGCAGAAAAAGAAGAAAGAATTGTTGTAGTTCCTAATCCGACAACTGCTGACGCTGATGATGATTTTGGATTTACAACAACTATAACGAATTATTAATTATGACTATAGATGAAAAAATAAACGAAGCTCTTGGTATCTCTAACGAGAAAATACTAACTAAAGCTGTTGTCAAAAAAGAATATACACCTCCTGTACCTAGGTTAGAAGATAAAAATAAAGAAGATGTGGACAATGATTACAAGTATAGTAGAGAAAACTATTACAATCTTATAGAACGAGGCCAAGACGCAATTCAAGGCATACTTGATATTGCAAACGAAAGTCAACACCCTAGAGCATACGAAGTTGCAGGTAACTTAATTAAACAAGTTGCTGACACAGTTGATAAGTTACAAGACTTGCAAGGTAAATTAAAAAATCTAAAAGACGTTCCAAATAAAACATCTACAAATATTAAACAAGCATTATTTGTTGGTTCTTCAGCAGAGTTACATAAAATGTTAAAGAATAAAAATAAAGATATTGAAAGTGAAGAAGACAAAGATTTTAAAAAGGTAAATCCTAATGACTGAAGCATATCTAGGTAACCCTAACCTATATAAAGCAAATCTACAACAAAGTTACACCGAAGATCAAGTAAGAGAGATTGCAAAGTGCATGGATGATCCTATACACTTTATAAAAACATATACTAGAATTGTAAATATTGATGAAGGTCTAGTACCTTTTAATATGTATGGTTTTCAGGAAAAAATGGTTAAGACATTCCATGAAAATCGTTTTTCTATTTGTAAACTACCAAGACAGTCAGGTAAGTCAACAACAATTATTGCATATCTATTACATCAAGTTATATTTAACGATAATATAAATGTGGCCATACTTGCCAACAAAAGTTCTACTGCTAGAGATTTATTAGGTAGACTTCAACTTGCATATGAAAACTTACCTAAATGGTTACAACAAGGTGTCTTAAACTGGAACAAAGGTTCACTTGAATTAGAAAATGGTTCAAAGATACTTGCAGCTGCAACATCATCATCTGCTATTCGAGGTGGTTCATTTAACATTATCTTCCTTGACGAGTTTGCGTTTATTCCTGCTAATATATCTGAACAGTTTTTTAGTTCAGTTTATCCTACAATTTCATCTGGTAAATCTTCAAAGGTAATGATTGTATCTACACCTCATGGAATGAATATGTACTACAAAATTTGGAATGACGCAATA